GTACTAAATTAATTAATTATTTAAATATAATAGTTAATAATGAGAAAAGTTTTTTACAGATTAAACCTACAGAATACTTACAAGAATACTGGCCTAATGTTTCAATTACAGGAGTCCCTAAATATTTTGCCAATTTTACAGATGATGTTCTATTAATAGCACCTACGCCTGATAGCGGATATACGTGTCAATTAGGATATACTTCTAATATCGCTGGTTTATCTTCTAATGTAACAACTAATTGGTATTCGAATAACGCTCCATATGGTTTACTTTTTGGTTGTCTTTCTGAAGCAAATCTCTTTACAAAGAACATAGAAGACTATACAATATACAACAAAAAATACACCGAAGCGGTTGCTACGATTAACAATCAAGCTCGAAGAAGAAGAAGAACTGATTATACTTTTCCTGGCAGTCCTCTTGGTGAAAATACTTTAACAGGAGGACAATAAAATGGCGATCGTACAAGCACTTGCTAATAGTTTTAAAGAAGACTTGATGGATACCACTGCTAATCTGGAAGCTAACACTTTAAAGGTAGCTCTCTTTGATAACACAGCAACATTGAATGCTTCTACTACTGCATACGCGACTGCGAATGAAGTTACTGGAACTAACTACACAGCAGGTGGAGCAGCGATGACAGGTATGGCTGTTACGCTTGATGGAAGTACTGCTATTTTTGATGCTGATAATGTTTCATGGGCTAATGCAACAATCTCAGCTCAAGCTGCAGTGATTTATAATAATTCCTTTTCTAATGCAGCTATTGCTGTTCTAGATTTCGGAAGTGTTAAAACATCAACAAACGGTACATTCGAGATTCAGTTTCCAAATGCCAATGCTTCTACTGCACTGATCCGTATAACATAGGGAGGTAACTCCTTATGGCGAGTACATATGGACAAGGACAGTGGAATTTAGGTACATGGAATAATTCTGTTTCTGGTGCTATAATCACTGGAAATGCACTTACATCATCTTTAGGAACTGCTACTGCTACTGGAGAATTAAATAAAGGTTGGGGTAGAAGTGAATGGAGTCAAGGTCCATGGAATACTTTTCAAGGAGCTGTTCCAGTCACAAGCGCAGGACTTCTTACTACTTCTGTATCAAATGTTTCAATTCTTGAGGGAACTGGATCAATAATATCTCAAACTGGTGTATCAGCTGCATCTGATCTTAATTGGGGTGTTGGTTGGGGTAGAGATACTTGGAATACTGGAGAGTGGAATACTTATATTGGGACTGTTATTACAGGAACAGGAAGTATTTTTTCAATCACAGGTGAAGAATTAATATCTAATTTAGGTAGTATAACAATAGCTTCAGGGGCTGGTGCGGTTATTACTGGTGAGGACCTTACTCTTAATTTAGGTAATGTTACTACAACCAGTCAGAATATTATCGATATAACAGGTCAAGCTTTAACTGGTAATATATCTAATGTTACGATTACGGGAGGAGCATATTTTGCAGTTACAGGTTCACAAGCAAATACAAGCATTGGAACTGTTACTACAGGATCAGCTGCTCATGTTACTATTACGGGTGAAGCTTTAACTTCTGGTTTAGGTACTATCTCCATATCAAGTGGACAGAATATCTCTATTACAGGTCAAGCTTTAACTGGTAGTTTAGCCAATGTTACTATAGCAGAGGGACATGGAGTGGTAACAACTGGAGTAAGTGGAGTTTCAGCATTAAATAATGTAGACATTTCCACAGAAAACAATATACTAATTACGGGAATGAGTTTAGAAATTACTGTACAAACTATTGTTCCATGGGGTAAAATAGATACAGGAGCTGCAGATATATGGACTGATATTACCACTGTTCAATAGAACAAAATTATTATATAAGGATTAAATTATGCCATCAAGTTATACATCAAGATTAAAACTAGAGAGACAAGCTTCAGGTGAAAATTCAGGTACGTGGGGCGATTTAGTTAATTACACATTTAATAGATTAGACGCAGGAATAGATGGTTGGGCTAATGTTAATGTTGCAGGAAGTGCAAATGTTACTTTAACATCAAATAATGCTACAACTAATACAGATGACTCAACAACAGACGATCAAGTACATAATCGTACAATAGAATTTTTTGGAGCTTTAACTGGAAATATTAATGTATTTTCTGGTGACGTTGAAAACTCATTTACAGTTTACAATAATACTACAGGATCATATACTTTAACATTTGGTCCTACTACAGGAACTGGAGTAGCAATTGATCAAGGAACTAAAGCTATTGTTTATTCTGATGGATCAACGATGGTTGATGTTGGAAAAGATTTAGGTAATATTAATGTTTTAGGAATTGGTAATCAAGCTTCATCAAATTATTTTACTCTTCCTGATGCTGATGGATCAGCGGGACAAGCATTAACAACTGATGGAAGTAAAGCTCTTACTTTTGCAAATGTTACAGGAGGCGTTACTTGGCAAACTGTTATTACAGCCGATCCTGCAAATGCAGCAGTAAATCAAGGATATTTTTGTAATACAGCAGGTGGGGCTTTTACTGTTACTCTTCCAGTTTCTGCAACATTAGGAGATGAAATTGCTTTTGTTGATTATGCAGGAACATTTGATTCAGCTAATTTAACAGTTGGAAGAAATTCACATAACATTCAAGGAGCTGCATCTGATTTAACAGTATCCATAGAAAGAGCTGCCTTTACATTAGTTTATGTGGATGCTACTCAAGGATGGTTATTAAAGGATAATTAATGTCTGATTATAGTACTATTTCTGGATTTCGAATTTTAGTTGTAAGCGCAGATCCATCTGTTTTAGAGGATGGTATGATGTGGTATAATACTACGAGCAATACACTAAAAGTTCGTGTCAATGGTTCTACAGTAACCGTAACTACAAGTTAAAAATTATGAGCACCTATAAAGCAATAAAGGGTCAGAATATTAGAGTTGTAAGTTCAGACCCCAGTAATCTGTCATTAGGAGATGTATGGTACAATAGTACTAGCAATCTTGTAAAAGCACGTGCACAACAAGCTTCATGGTCCCTAACGGGAGATATTAGTACTGGCCGATGTATGTGTTTCACTGGTGGTACTAAAGACGCAGCATGGATTGCTGGAGGAAGACCAGGAAATCAAACTGTTAGTCAAGATTGGGATGGAACTTCTTTTGCCGTAGGTAATTCTCTAAATACGGGATGTAATTCTGGAGGTAAAGCAGGTCTTTATAATTCAGGTCTGCGTGCTGCTGGAAACGGCGGTGGAGCTGGAACTTCTTCTGAAGAATATGATGGAACCTCCTGGACAGCAGGAGGAACTATTCCTACAAGTGGTTTACCTCGTAGTCGTACTTATGGATGTGCAGGTTCCGGATTACAAGACGCAGCCTGGGTTGCATCAGGGGGTCCTGGAGGAGAAGGTACTCCTGGTTGGACAACATCTTTCATATATAATGGTACAACATGGAGTAATACTGGAGACACACAATCTATTAGATGGGTAGCTGCAGCTTGTGGCACTGAGTCTGCTGGTTTATTTTATGGAGGATATAATTATGCCTCTGCGAGTACTAATACAGAACATTATAATGGTTCGGTATTTAGCGAAGAAAACAATATGCCGTCAGGAAGAAACACGTGGGGCGGAGCAGGAACTCAATCGTCAGCGGGCGGAGCAGGAGGAGCTCCCGGTTACAGTAATAATTATTTTATTTATGACGGAACAAATTGGTCAACAGGAAGCACAATGCCTACTCCAGTTATGGGGTCTTCAATGTTTGGAGCAGATAATCAAAATGTAGTAGTCGGAGGTTCTGCAATTCCTGGAGGTTATACAACACAAGGATTTTCGTATATAGATGCTGAGTCAACAGTTTCTATAACTACGTCGTAAAAAATTATGATATATTGCACAGCAACAAATTATGGAAAAAATTTTATCACTTTTGCAGAGAATGCCAAAGGACTTATAGAAGGATTTCCGGGAGAGGTGTGGGCTGCCGATGATGTGCATACTTCTTGGATAACTAAAGTGAAGGGTGTTTCAAAAACAAAAGCCGAAGCTCAAGCAATAGTTGATGCAGCAGTAGATGTAGAACAAGTTGCGTGGGACAATGATCCTCAACCAATAGAAGAAACGCCTATAGATGGTGATAGTTACAATGTTGATACATGTAATAGCTATGGTGGAGGAAAGGGCTATAGACCAGGAGACGTTACCCTACCATAATATTTTTGTTTCTGTTTTCATTTAAAGCTGTAATAATATAATATGCAGCATGAAAGAAAAAAAGATGACAACATTAACTAAAAATGGAGATAAAGTGGTTTGCATAGAGAACTTTCTTTCTAATAAAGAATGTTTAAAATGGATTAAAAAGATTCCTCATTTAGGTCCCGGCCTTATTGGATGGAAACATCGATCTAAAGACATTACTACATCCCCTGTAGTTAAAAAAGTACAAGACTGTATTAAGAAATACTTAAAGAAAGATTTAAAAATAAACGACGCTCAAGCTGTAATCTGGAATGAAGAGAGTTTTAGTGCTCTTCATGTTCATACACAAGGGGGAAGAGATAATACTGAATATAATTCTATTCTTTATTTAAATGACAATTTTGAAGGGGGAAGATTCATCACGCAAGGAGAGATAAGAATGAAACCTAAATGCGGGATGCTTACTATTTTTGATGGAAGAAAGATGTATCATGGAGTAGCTCCCGTAACAAAAGGCTCTAGATTTGCTTTAAATTTTTGGTGGAAAAAATAATGAAAAATACATTAACTATTACATCTGCAAACATAAATTTTCTTGACAAAATATTAGAGCCAAAAGATCTTCAAGAATTCAAAAAACTTGTCCCAGAACTTAAAGATACCTGGAGGAAGAAGCAAATGTTCAGAACAAAAACTGAAATGGAGTTTTCAGTTTTAAATGACTCAAGACACCCAACACCGGCCTCAAAATACTGGCAAGCAGTCAGGGAACAAAATACTCATTTTGAACAACTTATGGAACTTTCTTTTGAAGGACGAAAAGCAGAGATTAGAATTAAGCAGATGGATGAAAAAATTCGAAAAGAAAAAGATGAATTAGAAAAAGAGATTTTAATAATTGAACGGGATCAAAAACTTTATAACAGAGCTAACCTTGAACTTGTCGCTAAAGACCGAATGAGAGAAATTAAAGAATGGTCTAGGATTAAAGCTAAATTAGATGATGGTAGTTTTAATACGAAAGATGTTAACGCACATCATTTAACTTCTTATCTTCTACAATATCAAAAAAAAGAAAAAGACCTAACGCCGGGAACCTCTGTTTCAGAAAGATTTAATATAATGGGACAACTTATGACTTTAAAACGTGTAGTTAAAGAAAGGAAGAAACTTGAAAATAAACATAAAAAATCTATCCCTCTTAAATCAAAAGCTCAAAAAAAATTCAAGTAATCAGAGAGCTAGTGAATTTTATAAACGAGTGAGAGACAGTATTTCAGAAAAAGGAATTATTAATCCTCTTTTAGTTTTACAAGAAGGAGATAACTATAAAGTAGTTGTCGGTCAGAATAGATATTTAGCTGCTCTTGAATTAGGTATAAAAGAAATTAGTGTTATCGTTGTACCTTCTAAAGATAAATTAATTCTTAATAAACACACGGCAGGATATAAAAAGTTTTGAAATGAAAATATTTTTTTTAAGTGGTTTTCCAAGAGCAGGCAACACACTTCTTTCAACCTTACTAAATCAAAATCCTGATGTTGGATGTACTGCTAATAGTCTGGTGATGGAAGCTATGCATCGTATAGGCA